TTGCTGGGGAACATGCGCTTTACGGTCTCGACAGGAAGGCGCTGTCTTAGGATGACGCCCCTCCAGTCCTGGATGGACTCTGAGAAGATTGGATCAATGGGGATGACATCCCTCGGATCAAAGGGGATAATTTCAAGATCACCCTGACCACCCTGAAGGGCTTTGTTCCACGTCAGCATGACATATCCACTTCCACCACATGCTGCATACATGAGGGCAGAGCTTAGCCTTCGATCTGCATTCGTGTTCCTCCACCACGCACGCGCAAGCTTGTTGAGCACATCGCCCTGTGGCTTGAAGCGCTCAACATATGTGGTGTAGTTCCAGATGGGGCGGACGTCCGTCATGGTAGCAACCGTTTCGAGGGCCACCTTCCTTAGACGGTTATCCGTGATCTTGCTGATTGCTTGGCTCTTCGGACTATCATGTCGACCATTGATGTAGCGAATGGAGGGCTCAATGAGGCCCCAAGCTACCTCTTTCTTAAGTTGGTGCATGCCCTCCGAGAACTTAATTCTTAGGTGGGCAAGCAGCGCTTCTTCGGCTAGGCGAGCCCTGCCCGTCGCGTCATCCATAGATTCTCCTTAAACCCAACACCCGGGCATACCTCGCCCGGAGCCTTCTTTGTATACCTGTTTACCTGTGTATGGGTCGTAGCCTACATACTCAGTGTCAATCCACCCTGCATCGTCACGCTTCACCTTGCCGTACATCTTGCAGAGTGTCTCCTCATGTGACGGGCTTTCTACCGTAATTGGACTACCATCTGGCGTGAGGTTCTTTGTGACATAGGGATATCCACCCCACGCACGCCCGCGAGCGACTCTCCAGATCTTCTCTGTAGCTGCCCCACAATGACAGGATGGATTCTCTGAATCCATCCTTGGGACATATTGCTCAAACTCGTGTGCGGCTTCGGATACACACTGGTAGGAGTAGATTGGCATTATCGTGTGCCCCTTCGAGCACGACGCATAAGGCCAGCCTTGGAGGGAGGCTTCATACCACGCTTATTCGCAGTGGCGTAGAAGATCTGCTTTCCACGCTTCGCTCCATGGCGCGAGGTCATGCTACGCATGACCTTCTCTCCCCTGCCCTTGAAGTACTCACCAACGGGCATGACTTAGTCCTCGTCTTTGGTCTTCACAAAGTAGAAGGGTCCAGACTGCTCAAGCTCGGATCTCTTATACTTCCTCGCACCGTTGGCAGCCCAATACTCATCACCAACCTTGAGGACTTCTTCAGTAAGGCACTCACCAAGCTGCGGCGCTTTCTCACTCATCTTAAACTCCTAGAGCCACTCGAAGCCCCTCTTTGATCTTCACTTCGGTAAATTCCCGGGGCTCGATCTTGGGATTGAACCGAATAGCATCACCAATAGCTTTGCGTTGACCCTCAGTCAATGCAACGTCCACACCCTCAACCCTTACCATTAGGGCTCTGCGAAGAGCATCGAGGAGATCATCAGCCTCGCTGAAGCTCCCGGATAGAAGCTTCTGAACCTCAGAGAGGGCCTCTCCGGTAAGGACAATGGCCTTGCGATTGGGGGCAACGCGGGCAAAGCGGACAAGGGCTTGCTCCATGGCTAGGCGGGGATTCTGGGGGTTAAAGGCTCCATAGGCTTCAAAGACTTCATCGGGAACCTTTAGAGAAATCAACATTTACACACCTCCGGGTTACGAGTATATACTTTAAACGTATTGATCGTCAAGTGCATTATTCAGTACATCATTATATGTGATGCCGTGGCCCGCCGTGGCCATGACCTCGTAGAGTTGCTTTGGCCGTCCGTGCTTTTCTTTGGCTAGCAGCTTGGCCTCGTGTGCTCTCCTCCGCTCGTCCGCGATGTTCATGATGTCAAGCTCGTGGGCGATGTAAAGGGCAATGGCCATGGCCATAATGCGGTCATCGTGGTAGCCAGGGGCAGCCTCTAGGTGGTGGCGCAGCCTCCCATCCTTTGTGGGGAGATTTACGAAAGAACCCATTTCTTCGACAAACTTGGGGGAGTTGATTAGGAGATCCCCACGAATGATGTAGTTCTTCAGCATGTCCGTGATTAGGGGGCGGGTAGAGGGAGTGGTCCACCAGCCATACTCGGTGGAGAAGGCTCCATCGGTTTTCATGGGCCGCTTCCAGATGTAAAAGTTTGTGTAGCCCATGCGCTGAAGTTCAATTTGTGTCGTGCCTCCGGGGCTGCCGGGGTTGCACTCGACGGCCATCATTGCAGGGAGGTCCATCTCCCGGTCACGGTAGATATTTCCGATGACGCTGGCGATGGTTGCCAGTGTTAGGTTGTCAATATTCCCACACCACTCTGCAACTTGCTCATCTTTCCAGCGTGGGGTACCAACCTTCAGAACCTCGATGGCAGCGTTGTCTCCACCCTCGATGCCGTACGAGGCGTCGACAGCAACGATGTAAGTGGCACCACCCTTTGGAAGTTCCCAGATAACTAGCTTGTTGTCCCACTTCTCAGCGGCTTCGCTGCTGAGCCAATCCTCAAGCGAAAACTTGCGAAGTTTGCGACGGAGGGTGTCAATCTCGTAGACGGCGAGGGGTCGGCGCACGTTATCTCGAATGTGGCTGCGCACCTCGATTGGGAAGACGCTCCTCAGTCCTGTTTGGAAGGCCTCTTCAATGGTGGAGGGATACTCTTGGAAGAAGACTTCAAGCTCTCCCTTAGCCTCGAAATCTCTTCGCGTAAATTGGTAGAAGGCGAGTTGCTCTCGATCCAACTCAACACCTGCCTCTTGCTTGACTCGCTTGGCCATGTCGAGAGTGTGAGGTTTAAAGTCGAATCCTTCTGAGACGAGTCGGTTGTTCGGTCGGAGGTACCACGCCGCGAAGATCGCTTGGAATGAGCTTTCTTTCCTCCAGGCGGCATTGAAATGTTCATAGAACCAGTTGCCTTTTGCTCCTGCGCCGGTAGATTCCATTAGGATGACAGAGTGATGCTTCTTAGAACTGTTGAAGGCGGGCATCAAGTCTTCATCAATGTAGCGGGGAAACTCCCAAGTGGAAAGCTCTGTTAGGTGGGAGACGTCGATGTTCATACCCTGTCCAAGGGTTGTCTTCTGGTTACCGGCTCCTACGATGACATCGCTGTCAAGTAGGGGGAAGTGTAGGTGTGTGCCCTTCACTCGACCTTCGATAGAGGGCCGTAGCCACCCCGGCAGGGCATCATACATCCTTGTCAGGGTTTGATAGAGCTTGAGGGAGTTATCCGGGTGGTCCGAAGCAATGAGGCCCTGGCTCATCGCATTAAGGAAGACCATGTGCGCGATGAGAGCCTCACCGATTACGGTACCGCCAACCTGACGAGACTTGAGGAGGACTAGCGGAATCTTGCAGGAAGGGGCACTAGCTTGTCGTTCTTCTTCTCGTGCTAGGGCCTCCATGACTTTTCTTTGAGAGGGCCACGGAATGATTGGCACCATCTTCTTTTCATCGCTAAGGATCTTGCAATAGCGAGTGATGAAGTACTCAAAGTCAATCTTTGAGAGAAGCCGCGAGGAGAAGACGTATTGCTCCTCGTCTGCTGTGAGCGGACGAGAGGGAAGGCCGTTTTCCCAGACGATGTCTCGCATGCGTCCCGCCTCAAACTCGTGAACTTCATCGAAGGAGTAGCGCCTTAGCGCCACTCCCAGCGCGGATTCGAGAGTTTCTTGCGCTTTTGCGACGATGATAGGGGAGTACAAGCTATTTCTTGGCCTTCTTGCGGAAGAAAACGTGTGAACCGTGCTTGGAGGTTTGTTCTAGGTCTTTAAGCCAGCCCGGTGGGTTCTTCATGTGGAGTGCTTCGGTGATATACCACTCAGCGCCATGGGTTGGATCGGGTACTTGACCCTCTAGGGCTTGTCGAGCCATGGTGTAATACTGTTCCCACATGGGATGGCCGGGGCCAAAAGCACGGATGTCGTCTCGATTGGGGTCAGTATGGCTCCAGGCGGTGTATTGTTTGGGCTCATTGACGATAGACCAGAGAGTTTTGCCAGCTTTGTGGCCTTTTTGGCGATTTAGGATGGAAAAAATGACGCCGAGGGGAGAATTTAGGTCAGTTTCGCCTCTCGCCTCGCCCCAAGCAGTCTTTGCGAGGACGCTAGCCGCGTCTAGTTGCTTCTTTTCACTCATTTTCCTCTCCAATTGGGGTGACATCCACAACTTCTGGGGTGCTTCGCACCCCAGAAGAGCGAGTATAAAGAATTTCGTCAGCCACTTTTGACATCTTTTCAAGCAATCCCCCTTCAGCTTGGACCGTCATGTTCAGTTGTTGCTGAGATACGGCAACAAGAGGCTTCTTTTCGGGAAGAAGTTGGCTCATTTCGAGGGCTTTTTGCATGGCAAACTCCTTGTGCTTGGAGCTTGTGACCACGGAACCACTTCCTCCACAACGCGGACAGGGCTTATTGAGCTTGTTGACGCCCGCACGAGGCTGGACTTGACCTACTCCTAGGCAAACTTCGCATGTTTCTTCCCTGTCAATGGCATGGCGCATGAGATCCCTGAAGAGTGCGGGCATCTCTTTGTACAGGAGGAGTAGGGTTTCGAGCTTTTTTAGGGCAACGGCACCTTTTGCGTAGTGGTCGAGGGCAACGGCGGGGTCGATCTTGGCTTCTGCGATGGCGCGAGCGAAGGAAACCTTCGGACGGTCCTTCATGATCTCTACAAGACGAGTGATAGTAGCGGGGGCGTCAGGAACGGCCTCCAGCTTCTCCAGGATGTCGTCACGGCCCTCCGTTAGCTCCGACTCGAACTTTCGGACGAGTTTGCTCGCCCCGTTCGCTACAACGCCACTGAATTCGCGTACGCGGATTGTGCCCAATTTGCCCTTGCGCGAGCGGGCGACTTCGTTGTCGCGGAGGGGGACCGGAAGGAGATTGTCTGTCAAGCCAGCCTTCTTATAGTGATGTCGCAGCATCCTCCGCGCCTTCCGGCCCAGTCCATACTCCTGAGGCTGCGAGGTCTGTTCGTCGGGAGATTTCTTGCTCCCATTCGGAGATGGCTCTGGCTCGGTCTGTGTCGGCAGCAGCGATTTGCTGTTCGAATCGATCTCTGGGGCTGACATTTTCGTAGTAAATTTCTCCTTCCTCGTTTCCCTCCTCCAGGGAGTGGGAAACCCCTTGGGCCCGTAGGCCCAGCGACATTAGTAGAACGAGCTTCTCCAGGGCAGCGGCAATGCGCTCTTGGGTGGGATCCAGCTCTGGTCTCCAAAATTTAAGCCTCACGCAAGCTCCTTTCTACAAAAGCGGGCCAGATAACTGGGAGGCCGGAGAGGAGGGGAGGAAAGAGGCTCCGGGGGGAGAGTCATCTGGCCCGCAAGGTGGAATATAACACTAAAAGAGAAAGGATGTCAAATAGATAGATAGGGTAGGCGTAAATACGAGATTATGTATATATGTAATTATAAGAATCGTGAGGGCGAAAAGGGCCTGTTTTTGAACCGGCTTGAAGCTGGAAAGTTGTTGAAAGGAAAGGGGATCGGAGGACGGACCCCCCCAGCTTCACGCCTCTCTATATACTATAGATAACGTGAATCTGCCCATTTTACGCAGATTCTTGAAATGGACACACTCCATTGGGCCTATGGAGGCCCAATGTGAGATGTGATCTAGGCGAAATGGATGAATTGGGGCGGCCGCAAGGGCCGCCCCAATAATGAGGAATTGCGTATTTCATTAATGTTGTATATGAGGATTGCAGTAATTAC